GAATCTGCTATCTCTAAGGAGATGATTGAGTCTCGTGGTATTGATTCTCAACGTATGGTATTGTTTCCAGTATCTACTATTGAAGAATTTAGAACACAAGCTTGTCGTATTGTAGACAAGTATATGAAAGAACCAAAGAGAGAACCAATGATGTTTGTTCTTGACTCTCTTGGTATGTTATCTACATCAAAAGAGATGGATGACATCTCTAATGATAAACAAGTTAGAGACATGACGAAATCACAATTAATCAAAGGTGCATTTCGTGTATTGACTTTGAAACTAGGTCAAGCAAAGATACCTATGATAGTGACAAATCATACATATGATGTGATAGGATCTTATGTTCCTACAAAAGAAATGGGTGGTGGAACAGGACTCAAGTATGCAGCATCAACTATAATCTATCTTGGAAAGAAGAAGGAGAAAGAAGGTACAGAACTTGTTGGTAACATAATAAAATGCGAAGCAAAAAAATCTCGATTAACAAAGGAGGGAAGTAAAGTTGAAACTAGATTGTATTTTGATGAACGTGGACTTGACAAATATTACGGACTATTGGAGTTGGGTGAACAGTATGGAGTCTTTAAGCGTAAAGGAAATCGTATTGTTGTCGGGGAGTCTAGCGTCTACCCTTCTGCTATTCTCAAGGATCCAGAGAAGTACTTCACCGAAGGAGTAATGCAACAACTGGAGGAGGCAGCTAATAAGGAGTTTAGTTATGGTGGTTGATACAATTTTATTTGGAGATTGTCGTGAAACTTTAAAAGAGTTAGATACCAAAGTACGGATGTGTGTAACATCTCCACCATATTACGGTTTGAGAGATTATGGAACTGCTACGTGGGTAGGAGGAGATCCAAATTGCAATCACATGAGAGATTCAAAAGTCAATCCTAGTAATTGTATCACTGGACATAAGAACCATGATAAGATGGCAGGAGTTGGGGATGCAATATACAAAACTGTTTGCCCTAAGTGTGGTGCTGTTAGACAAGATAGTCAGATAGGACTTGAAGAAACACCAGAAGAATATATTGAAAATCTTGTATCTGTTTTTAGATCAGTGCGTGATGTGATGACTGACGATGGCACACTGTGGGTCAACATAGGTGATAGTTATTACAATTACAGACCTGGTAAAGGACAAGCATTACCAAAACAAACTGTAAGTAAAACTAAACAAGATTTACCTGATGAATGTGCTAAGAGAGGTAACAAACTCGAAGGTCTCAAAGAGAAAGATCTGATAGGTATACCATGGATGTTAGCATTTGCATTGCGTGCAGATGGATGGTATCTCAGACAGGATATTATATGGCATAAACCTAATCCTATGCCTGAGAGTGTGAGAGATAGGTGTACTAAATCACACGAATATATTTTTCTACTTTCTAAAAATCGTAAATACTATTATAATAATGAAGCAATTAAAGAACCCGTCAAGCAAGACTGGGGTACAAGAGACCGCAGTAAAGGTAAGTACCATAATCCTGGCACTGGCTTGGTTCCTCATAGTGGGTTATCCAAGTCTTACACTACTAAAAACAAACGGGATGTTTGGACAGTAACAAATAAACCATATAAGGGAGCACATTTTGCTTGCTATCCACCTGAGTTAATAGAACCATGTATAAAAGCAGGAAGTGAAGAAGGTGATATTGTATTAGATCCATTTATGGGATCAGGAACAACAGCAATTGTTTCTAAATCGTTAAATAGACATTATATTGGTTGTGAATTGAATGAAGATTATGGTAAACTTCAAAAGAAGAGATTAAGTGAGAAATCATTTGCGAGGTTAAAACTAGAATGACAGAAAGAATAGAAGAAACAATACTTCGCAATCTAATATACAATGAGCAATACTATCGCAAGGTAGTGCCATTTATAAAAGCAGACTATTTCCAAGAGTACCATGAAAAAATTGTATTTGAAGAGATTGCTGACTTCGCTGCTAAGTACGATAAAGTACCTACTAAAGAAGTCCTCACAATTAATCTCCAGAATAGAGGAGACCTTACAGAAGAGACATTCAAAGATTCAGTACAGGGAATAAATTCTCTATCTGATGACTGGGTAGATTATGACTGGTTGTTAGATGCCACAGAGAAATGGTGTCAAGATCGTGCTATATACTTAGCACTCATGCAGTCTATTAAGATCGCTGATGGCGGAGACAAAAAGTTCACAAAGGGTGCTATACCCAGTATTTTACAAGATGCTTTGGCAGTTTCATTTGATGAACATATAGGACATGACTACATTGAACAATCATCAGACAGATATGAATTCTACCACAGGAAGGAAGAGAAGATTCCCTTTGATTTGGAAAAGTTTAACTTTATCACGAAAGGTGGTCTCCCTAACAAGACTCTCAACATCGCTCTTGCTGGTACAGGTGTCGGGAAGTCTCTATTCATGTGCCACATGGCTGGTTCCGCCCTCACTCAGGGGTACAACGTTCTCTACATTACATGTGAAATGGCAGAGGAGAAGATTGCTGAACGAATTGACGCAAATCTTTTAAACGTAAGCGTCAAGGACATCATGGAACTACCTGAGGTTTTATTTAATTCAAAAGTAAATGAGATCTCTAGAAAGACACAAGGTAAATTGATCATTAAAGAGTACCCTACTGCATCTGCACATGCAGGACATTTTAAGGCACTCCTAAGTGATCTTAAATTAAAGAAAGATTTTACACCTGATCTTATCTTTGTTGATTATCTAAACATTTGTGCTTCTGTTAGATATAAAGGTGCTGTTGTTAACTCGTATACCTATGTTAAAGCGATTGCTGAAGAGCTTCGGGGTCTTGCTGTGGAAAGTAATTTACCTATTATCTCTGCTACTCAAACTACTCGTAGCGGTTACGGTAACTCTGATCCCGATCTCACTGACACTTCTGAGTCTTTTGGTCTCCCTGCCACTGCTGATTTTATGTTTGCCCTTATATCTACTGAGGAACTTGAACAACAAGGTCGCATCTTGGTCAAACAACTTAAGAACAGATACAATGACCCGACTACCTCACGAAAATTCATTCTGGGAATTGACAGATCGAAAATGAGGTTGTATGATGTAGCAGATGACTCGTCTGCTATTACTATAGAAGATGAAGAGGTGGGAGAAACCTTACAACAATTCTCACAAACACAAAACCGATTATCTAAATTTGCAGAATGGAACGTATAAAGCATGTGGACTTTGATAGGTACACTCATTTCGTGGATACTGTCACAAGCACTCCTAGTAAGGATTTTAAATCTCTTATTAATCGCTTGGGTGAACTTGACAGAGAAGGTGCCAATATTGAACGTCTTACCACTGCTGGTGTTGGGATTAATGCTGAAGGTGGAGAGTTCCTTGAAATCATTAAAAAGATGGTATTCCAAGGTAAACCATGGAACGAAGACAACAGAGAACATTTGATCATTGAACTTGGTGACATCATGTGGTACGTAGCACAGGCATGCATGGCACTTGAAGTATCATTTGATGATGTGATTGCTACCAATGTTAAGAAACTAGAGAAGCGTTATCCTGAGGGATCTTTTGATGTTTACTTTTCTGAGAATAGAAAAAAAGGAGACCGCTAAAATAAATAGGTAAATGGCATACAACATTCTACCATCTACAGAAACAGAAGCTAGAAAAGCAGTGAGTTTTATGAACAAAACATCTGCTGATGAAGCATTGCGATTGTGGAAACATTTGAATGAAAAGTACGGAAAGATCATACCAAATCCATTAGCATTTGATAGTACCAAAAAGAATGATTGTAAGATCGCAAGAATGATTCAAACTGAATTTACGATAAAAGATATTAAAAAACAATTAAAGATTACAACATTGAGACCAGATTTTGGTGATGGTACTAGAGGAAATAGAGGTCAAAATAACCAAGGAACATTGTTTGAGAGAAACATGGAAGATGCTCTCAACGATTGGATTGAAAATAAAGATGATTTATCAAACAATAAGTATAAAGATTTTATCTACGATCTAGTAAAACATTATAAGTTAGACAAATGCAATGAAATTAAAGTAGTTTCTGAGGGTAGACAAAATAAAAAAAGACCAATGAAATTAGTAAATGATCATTGGGAAATAGGTGATGCATCTCCAACAAAAGGATATAATATAGGTGCTACTGTTACTGATATAACCTTACATACTAGATGTAAAAATGTAAAACGTAAAATATATCTCTCACTCAAGACTACTGGCACAACCAACCTATCTAATCTTGGATTAAAAACTACTGTATTTCCTGTAGATGAAGTTAAGGCAGGAAAAATAGAACAGGCAGATGGAAAAGCATTAATGGATACTTTTGGTTTAAACGAACAATTTT